AAATACTAATTCAAAGGAGAAATGAATAATGGCTTTCAACATTAACGAAATCAAAAGCCAATTGACCTTTGGAGGCGCTAAAGCGTCACTATTTCAAGTACAGATTACAAACCCTGTAAATGCAATAGCTGATCTTAAGACTCCCTTCATGGTTCAAGCGGCAGCAATCCCAGAGAGTACACTGGGAACAATCGAGATCCCGTATTTCGGTCGTAAAGTAAAGGTAGCGGGAGACAGAACATTCGCAGAATGGACTGTTACTATCATGAACGATGAAGACTTCCTAATTCGCAATGCGATGGAAAACTGGATGGCTTCTATTAACGCTCATGAAGGAAACACACGACAGTTAGCAACAGCGGCAAGTAATGAGTATAAGTCACAAGCACAGATCACTCAATACTCTAAAACTGGTGTACCTCTCAGAGTCTACAATTTCAATGGCTTGTTCCCAACTACAGTTGGCGCAATCACTATGGATTGGAACACTACAGACGATATCGAGAGATTTGACGTGACATTCCAATATGATTGGTGGAACGTTGCAGGTGGTATTACAGGTACTGGCGGCACTAACGCTTAATTGAGCAACTAGATTGGGGGAGTGTTCATGCACTCCCTTTATAAAGGATAAACTATGGAATTATTTGGATTTGAAATAAAGAGAAGAGCAGACGATAACGTTAACATACCTTCGTTTGTTACGCCAGAAGATAATGACGGCGCTGTAAATATTGCCGCAACAGGCACTGGCATCAGCACATTTTTGGATATGGACGGCACTGCTAAGTCAGAAGCCGAACTTGTACAGAAGTATAGAACAATGCTTCAGCAACCAGAAGTGTCTCAGGCAGTAGATGATATTGTCAATGAGGCTATCTGTGTATCAACTGACAACAAGGTTGTTGAGTGTATTACAGATGATCTTGATTTAGCTGATAATATTAAGAAAAAAGTTCGTGAAGAATTTGACACGGTACTTAAGTTACTAGACTTCTCTAATAATGGTTATGAGACTTTTCAGAAGTGGTACGTTGATGGAAGAATCAACTATCACATAATGATTGATGTTAAGTCACCAAAGAAGGGCATACAAGAATTAAGGTATATCGACCCACGTAAGATCAGAAAGATACGTGAGTATGATAATGCAAAAATTGGCAGTAAAGATAATAATGTTACTGGCAAAAAGGTTAAGAATGAGTATTACATTTACAGCGAGAAAGGTTTTAATAACATCGCTGGTAATCAATCTCAACAGTTTAATAATGATGGAACACAGTCTGGGCTAAACGGACTGAAGATTGCAAAAGATTCAATCGTTAACGCAAACTCAGGTATGCTTAACGAGAGTAGCACATTAGTGTTATCTCACATGCACAAAGCATATAAGCCGCTCAACCAGCTAAGAATGATGGAAGATGCGGTAGTTATCTATAGAATTTCACGTGCTCCAGAAAGACGTATCTTCTATATTGATGTAGGTAATCTGCCTAAAATGAAAGCAGAGCAATATCTACGTGATATGATGACTAAGCATAAGAACAGATTAGTTTATGATATGGCTACAGGTGACGTTAAAGATGATCGTAGACATATGTCTATGACTGACGATTTCTGGTTACCACGAAGAGAAGGTGGTAGAGGGACAGAGATTACAACATTACCAGGTGGACAGAACTTGGGCGAACTTGACGATGTATTGTACTTTCAAAAGAGATTGTTTAAAGCTCTTAATGTACCTGCATCTAGAATGGAATCAGACGCTGGGTTCTCTTTAGGTAGAGCAAGCGAGATTTCACGTGATGAGATCAAGTTTAGTAAGTTTATATCTAGACTACGTGCAAGATTTTCTACATTATTCGACAAGCTTTTAGAGAAGCAACTAATACTTAAAGGAGTTATTACTCCGGAAGATTGGCCAAAAATTGCGGCTAACATTAGATACGACTTTATGAGCGATAACCATTTTGAAGAATTGAAGACAAGTGAAATTTTGAGAGAGCGACTAGGCATTCTCAGAGACATTGATGATTATACAGGAAAGTACTACTCGCAAGATTGGGTACGTAAGAATGTTTTGTATATGTCTGAAGATGATATTGAGAGCATGGATAAAGAAATTGAAGACGAAGAAGAAAAAGAGTCAGAAGAAGGCTCTGATAACAACGAATTTAATTAATCCAAGCACTAGTTGTAATAAAATATAAATAAGATTATAGAATATAGGAGATAGTAATGAGCGTTAAAGAATTGATTAAGACAGCGATGAACAAGGATGCTACAGAATTCGAATCCAAGTTCAACGACATTATGGCAGATAAAATGACATCTGCTATCGAAAACAAATATACTGACATGTTTCAGCCTGAAGCGGCTGAAAACATCGAAGTCGCAACAGACGAAGAGTAAGGGGCCAACATGAAAAGCTTTAAGGATATGTTCTCAGAAGCCAAAGTCGCTAAGGGAGTGAACGATGGATCTAAGGAATCTGGCATAACAAAAGCCAAGTCCGAAGATGAACAGAATTTCGTAAACAAGCATATTGCAACTAAGCAAGATCATCCCGTTGCACCAGATGACCAGTTCTCTGGAGAAATCAAAGGTAAGAAGCGTAAGCCTCGTATTGCTGATGTATCTAAAGAAGACGGCGAAAAGATGTATGAGATGACTGATGCTCAAAAGCTGAAGCGTGATGAAATCGTATCTTCTATGACATCTAAGTTTACTGCTGTAACCGAGTCTGAGGAAGTAGTTGAAGGAGTTGATGAAATCGAAGAGGAATCTGAAGAGATTTCTGAAGACGTAGTAGCCGACTTACAAGATATCGTGAAGTCAAAGTCTATTAAGTCTATTAAATTTAAAGACGGTAAGAAGCAGAAAGTCGATCTAACTACAGCATCTATGGTACTCTCCATGCACAAAGCGTTAAATACGCAGAATAAAAAGAAAGTCGAGTCTATGCTGAACGACAGTAAAAAGTTCATGCAGATCGTACAATTCGCTATGCGGGCGGGCAAGTAGATGGCACAAGAAATTAAAGGCACAGGAGTACTAGTATCTTTGGCAGGAGCCGCTACTAGTGCGGCAAACCATTCGGGAACCACAGCTAGTAGAGTTAGAATTTGTAACGAACTCGCTAGTGGTTTTAATACAATTGTTATTAATGCTGTTGCCGCAACCGCTGACCGTGAAGCCGGAGTAAGCTATAGTTTTAAAATGCATCCAGCCGAATCTGTAATTATCGAGAAGCAGGTTGGTCAAACTATCACACCCACTGGCGCTATCTCGTACACACCAGTTGCTTATACGTAAGGAGCATATATGTCACTATTAATTAAAGAGTTAGTCGAAGACGTTCAGTATATCCAAGAAGATATACTTGACGAAGAGGGTAACAAAAAAGGTAAAAACTACTTTATCGAAGGTATCATCATGCAGGGTGATATCAAAAACAGAAATGGACGTATGTACCCTGTATCCGTTTTAGAAAAAGAAATGAAAAGGTACAATGAAAATTACGTAGCTAAGAATAGAGCTTACGGTGAACTAGGACATCCTGCAGGACCAACAATCAATTTGGACCGTGTATCTCACATGTTCACTGAACTAAAAAGAGATGGATCCAATATTGTAGGTCGAGCAAAGATCATGGAAACTCCCATGGGTAGTATCGTTAAAAATATTATCAATGAGGGAGGTCTCGTAGGGATCTCTTCTCGTGGCATGGGGTCAATTAAACAGAACAAGAACGGCATTATGGAAGTTCAGGACGATTTCATGCTTGCAACAGCAGGCGATATCGTAGCTGATCCATCGGCTCCAGACGCATTTGTAAAAGGTGTTATGGAAGGCGTTGATTGGATATATGATGTTGCATCTTCTTCATGGGCAATGGCTAATACCTTTGACGAAATTGAAGAAGAGATTAAAGAGATCGCTAAGGTCTCTACAAGAGAGTTAGAAGTTAAGGCTGCGGCTCTATTTGAAAAATTTGTAAGTTCATTGTCAAAAACATGAATAATATAAATAAAAGAACAAACCTACTATTAAAGGAGAAACCAAATGAGTGAAGAACTAGAGATGAATCTAGATTTAGACGAAGCGAAAGCAACGGGTGAAGACTCGAATTCTGCTGATGCAGTCTCAGGTACCGGAGGCGCTGTCAAAAAGCGTAAAGGCGACCTGAAAAAGAAAGCAGACGCTAAGGCTGATAACATCGAAGATGATGTTAAAACCCCACAGGGCACAAATGACGCAGGCTTGAAAGAGTCTATCGAGCGTATGTTTGAAGGCACTGATCTGTCTGAAGATTTTAAAACACAAACAGTAGCAATCTTCGAAGCCGCTGTACACGAAAAGGTGTTAGCCGAAACAGCTACACTAGAAGAAAAGTTTGAGAGTGATCTTCAGGAGCAAGTTGATGCTACTGTTGACGAGTTGGTAGAAAAAGTTGATCAATATCTAGACTACGTTGTAGAAAGCTGGATGGATGACAACAAGGTTCAAATCGAAAGCAACGTAAAAGTTGAAGTCGCTGAGTCACTACTGTCTGGTATCAAGGGTCTTGTAACTGAGCATAACATGGAAATCAATGAAGAGCAAGTCGATATCGTTTCTGATTTAGAAGGAAAACTCGAAGAGTCTACTACTAAATACAACGAGATTGTCGAGCAAATGATTGAAGTTCGTGAAGCAAAGCAAAAGGCTGATCTTGAAATTGCATTCAAAACTATTTCTGAGGACTTAACTGACACCCAAGTTGAAAAATTGCGTGTTCTCTCAGAAGGCGTGTCTTACGAATCAACTGATGAGTATAGCACTAAAGTCGAGGCTATTAAAGCCAACTACTTTATTGAGTCTGCACCTGTTGTCGAAGATGAAAGTGATCTTCTTCAGGAAGAAGTTGCGGAAGAAGCAAAGCCAGCTGCCATTGATCCAATGATTGCTCGTTACGCTGATTCGCTTTCCCGTTCTAACGCACAATAAATTTTTATAAATAACACTAAGTAAAATCTCAAAAAGGAGAACCACAATGAGAAATGAAGAACTAATGAACAAGTGGAAGCCAATCTTAGAGCATACTGCTCTTCCCGGCATCCAAAACTCTCACAGAGCGGCAGTCACTGCTACTTTGCTAGAGAACACAGAAACAGCAATGGCACAAGGCGAGATTATGGCGCCTACATCATTGTTAGAAGCCGCACCAGCTAACTCAACTGCTGATATGGCTAAGTATGATCCCGTACTGATCTCTCTAGTACGCCGTGCAATGCCAAACTTGGTAGCATATGATATCGCTGGCGTTCAGCCAATGACTGGTCCTACAGGACTTATCTTTGCAATGCGCTCTAAGTACGAAGACACAGGCGGTAAGCCAGAAGCGTTTTACAGTGAAGCTGATACCGATTACTCTGGTACTGGAACTCATGCTAACGCATTGGGTGCTGGCTCAGAAACAACTGGTACTGGACTTGCTACTGCTGACGCAGAAGCTCTTGGTGATGGATCGGCTGCTGAGTTCGCTCAAATGTCTTTCGCTATCGAGAAAGTATCTGTAACTGCTAAGTCACGTGCTTTGAAAGCAGAGTACACAAGTGAACTTGCTCAAGACCTTAAAGCTATCCACGGATTGGATGCTGAGACTGAGCTTGCTAACATGTTGTCTGCTGAATTGCTTGCTGAAATTAACCGTGAAGTAATTCGTACGGTATACATGACAGCTAAAGCTGGTTCACAAGGCGGAGTTGCTACTAACGGTACTTTCAACTTAGACGTTGATGCAAATGGTCGTTGGTCAGTAGAGAAGTTTAAAGGCTTAATGTTCCAAATCGAAAAAGAAGCTAACCAAATTGCTAAAGACACCCGTCGAGGCAAAGGTAACTTGATCGTATGTTCATCTGATGTTGCATCTGCACTTCAAATGGC